ATAAAAATACATGTTGCAATGTGTACAAGCATATGCTATAATCTTTTTAGGAGGTGTAATCATGGAATATAATTATTATAAAGAAAAGTACAAGGCTTATACTATCAAGCTCGACAGAGTGCAAGACGCGGATCTGATTGCATACCTGGATAGCTGTGACAGCATAACAAGCCTTATCCGGGGCCTTGTAAGAGCTTATATAGCAGCTCTATTAAATGGACCTTTTGAGGGGATGCAATGAAGCTATTTACTCCAGCGCAAATTGACCGAATGGAGCCAGCTCAGATCCGCAGAGAATACAGCAGGCTCAGAGGCATTGCAAATAAAAGGCTTGGCAATTTGGAAAAGCACAATTTAAGCCAATATGGCGCTTATAGGTTCGGAAAACTTGAAAATATGTTTGAGGATGAAGTGGCTTCCGAGCTGGCTGAGGTGTCAAGGTTTCTGAGAGATCCTAAGCACACTGTAAGAGGCGCTAAAGAGTTCAGGGCCGATGTTCTTAATGCTTTAGCAGGCAAGCCCGGCTATGAAGATATCGACGAGAGTAATTTCATGGACTGGGTCAATTTCATGGACGATATGCGTGATAAATACGGAAATAAGCTATTTGATTCCGGTGATGCTACCGATGTATTTACGCAGTCAGAGCGTCTGGGTTTACCAGCTAACATAGCGCGCAAGCACTACAATTACTTTAAGAAGAACATAGCCAAAGTTGAGAAAATTGATTTTATTGAAAATGCTAAGGATCCTGGTGCCATGATCAGGTTAAAAGATTTTAAAGCAGCGATTGAGGCGATAAAATGATTATATCAGTCAAGGAGTTTGATTACAGTTTAATACCAAGATGCCCGCGTCAGATTCGGAGAAAAGGAAACCCCGGCCGCAAAGATAATAAGCGCAAGTATAAAGATGTGATATGCGCATTTGATATTGAAGCAACTAACGACACGGAAAGTGAACAGGCTTTTATGTATGTATGGCAATTTCAATATGGCCCTGATATAACCGTGATCGGAAGAACCTGGCCTGAGTTTCTGGAATTTTTAAGCAACATTGCTGACAAGCTGAAAAATAACGAGTATATGGTCATTTTCGTACATAATTTAAGCTATGAATTTCAGTTTTTAAGAGGTATATATCCTTTTGAAAAAGATGAAGTTTTTGCCACGGCACCGAGAAAAGTATTGAAATGTGAAATGTTCGGCCACTTTGAATTTCGCTGCTCTTACTTTTTAACGAATATGAGCCTTGCAGCGTTCACTAAAAGAATGGGCGTTGAAGCGGTGAAGCTGTCGGGGTCTGAGTTTGATTATTCTAAAAAGAGATATCCATGGACAGAGCTGACAGAATATGAAAAGCAGTATATAATCAATGATGTTTTAGGCCTTGTACAGGCTCTCAAAATATACATGGAGCTCGATGACGATAATTATTATAGTCTGCCCTTAACCTCAACGGGCTATGTTCGGCGTGATGTAAGGGCAGCCATGCGGCATTTTAATAAGCAGCAATTAAAAGACATGCTTCCGGATTATTCGATTTATAAAAGGCTCCAGGAGGCCTTTCGCGGCGGTGATACGCATGCAAATAGATTCTACAGCAATATGATCGTTGAGGATGTTAAAAGCCGTGATTTTTCAAGCGCTTACCCTTCAGCGCAGATCAATAAGCTCTTTCCAATGTCGCCCTGGATCAAAGAAGATCCGGAGAGCCTCGATCTTGACAGAGTTATCCGCAAGATATATAAACACTGCAGAGCTTGCTTGATGGTGGTTAAATTGTATGATGTGCAGCTATCAGAGCCGTTGTGGGGCTTTCCTTATCTTGCAAGAGCTAAATGCAGGGATATAGTAGGCGGCACTTATGACAACGGCCGTATATTAAATGCTGATTATTTGGAGACCACAATCACAGATCTTGATCTTAAGATCATACTGCGTGAGTATAAATTCAGCTCGATAGAGTTTATTGAGTTTTACCATTCCAGATATGGTAAGCTGCCTAAGCCTATGCGCGAAACCGTACTTAAATATTTCAATACTAAAACAGATCTGAAAGGCGTTAAAGGCCAGGAGCTTTACTATATGAAGGCTAAAAATAAATTAAACAGCATTTACGGCCTCACAGTACAGGATCAAATTAAACAGAGCATTGACTTCCTGGATGATTTCGTCATTCGTGAAGATGATCCAAGGGAACTTTTGGAAGCGGCAAACCGCAAAGCCTTTTTATCGTACTCATGGGGCGTCTGGACGACCTCGATAGCACGATTTGAATTACATGAGGCTTTGCATCTGGTATTTGATACAAAAGGCGCTGATCCTGTCTACTGCGATACAGATTCGGTCAAGTATATCGGAAATGTGGATTTCAGAGAGTTTAATCAGAAGCGGGAAAGGCTGGCTTTAAAAAATGGAGGCAGCGCTGTGGATCCGTCAGGCTGCCGGCATTATCTTGGCGTAATGGAGGAAGATGGCGAATATCTGGAATTTTCAACGCTTGGCGCGAAAAAATACGCTTATGTTAATAAGGACGGTTCTCTCGGTATAACAATAGCTGGTGTTAATAAAAGTGTTGGCGCACAGGAATTAAAAGAGGCCGGCGGTCTTAAGATGTTCAAAGAGGGCTTTGTATTTAGGAAAGCCGGAGGCACTGAAAGCAAGTATAACGATGTGCCTGAGGTTGATCATCTGATCCGGGAGGGCCGGAGGATTCCCATTACATCAAATTTATATATAACTAACTCAGAGTACACCCTTGGAGTGACGGCTGAATATCGCAGGATCCTGGAAAATGCAAATATCTGGCGCGATATGCTTTTACTTTAAAAATTGCTTGACAGTGTTCTTGTATAGTGCTATAATCAAAATGTCAGGAGGTGAGAAACATGTTAGTTAAAACATTTCTTTCAAAGTGCACACCTAAAATGAAGGTGACTATTTGGAAAGCAGACGAACAGCCCGGCAATAATAAAAAGGTCGGTGAAGCCGGCGAGCTGGCACTTGAATATCATTTTAATTATTGTTCGATAGTCGAGGACTTTATCATTTCCGAGACTGAAATAATATTATTTACTAAAATAGCCAAGGAGGTTTAAAATGGCAGAATTATTAAGATCATACCCTGAAACCATGGGAAAGCGCACATCTTACGCGCTGATGAAATCAACTAATGTTAACAAGCTCTCAAGCATTGCCGGCAGTGTTATCACACCCGAGGCCTGGGCCCTCTTTGAGGACACAGATCTCAAGACCGGAGAGCTCAGAAAGGTGCTGACGATCAAGGCAGACGGTGAGCTGTTCGGCACAGTCTCTAAGACATTTATCGAGGCCTTTGAGGACATCGTTGACTTTTTCGGAGGCGACTGCGGTCAGATCCAGGTAGTCGGCGGCACTACTAAGGCCGGGCGCGATTTTATAACATGCTGTATAGTTGATTAAATTAACAGGGCTGCCATGCAGCCCTGTTGTGTCAGGGAGGTTTAAAATGACATTGATCGAATTATTGACTCATGTGGAATTAACTGCCAATGTTGAGCTGAAAGATAGTAGCGGCAAGTTTATAATGAGAACAGAAGCAGGGCCCATGATTAGAAGCCCATACATATTTAATAGTATTAAAGATTATGTAATCCGGGACATGTTTGCGCCGGGTACGCTGGCTACTCTGGAGGTGGTTCTAAATGACGATTGAGGGATTTATGTGCAATTTTATCTGGATCACTACGCTGGCCCTGATCTGGGCCTGGATTAAGGAGGTTTAAATGTTATTCGGAAATGAAATTAAAGCGATATTGGAGCCTGAAAAGGTTTCGATGATCGTAGCGCAGGCTGTGCAGTTTCTCGATGATGAGCAGCCGGACGATGAGGAAGCAGTTGACACTCTTACAGGCGAATTAAAAGAGCTGCTCGACATAGCTAAAAACCATTATAAAATTATAATGCGATATCGAGACACATTAAGAGGTTAAAAACATGATAAATATATATGAAAATTCCGGGTATTTAAATATCCGGAATATTTTGAATTGCGGTGTAAATTTTATATTTATAGTAGGCGGCCGAGCTACCGGTAAAACATATGGCTCTTTAAAGACGGTTCTGGAGGATAATATCACATTCATGCTGATGAGGCGAACACAGAGCCAGGCTGACCTTATAAACAAGCCCGAGTTTTCTCCATTCAAGCCTGTGTGCACAGATCTCAGCATTGAGATCGAAACCAAATCAATTTCAAAATATAATGCGTGCTTTATCAGAGATGATAAAATAATAGGCTACACTTGCGCGCTGTCTACTATAGCAAACATGAGAGGATTTTCGGCTGAAGATATAAAGCTATTGCTGTATGATGAATTTATCCCCGAGAAACATGAAAGGCCCTTGAAAAACGAGGGCAGTGCTTTTTTAAATGCTTATGAAACTATGAACCGAAACAGGGAGTTAAAAGGCGAAAAGCCTCTCCAGGTGCTCTGCCTGGCTAATGCTTTTGATATAGCCAATCCAATCTTTTTAGAGCTGGGTCTTGTAGGCATTGCTCAGAAGATGAAAGAGCGCGGTCAGGAGGTATATATTGACAGAGGCAGATCCATAGCGCTTATTATGCCAACATCAGAACAGATCCGGAATAAAAAAAGCCGTACAGCTTTATATAATCTTACAAAAGGCAGCACTTTCAACAGGATGGCGCTTCAAAATGATTTTATATATAATCCAACTGATAATATTAAATCAATGAATCTTAAAGAGTTTAATCCGGTTGTGACAGTTGGTGAAATTACTGTTTATAAACATAAATCAAATAAATTATATTATGTATCGGAGCACAGGGCAGGAGATCCGCCGACATTCAAAACTGATGAAATGGAGCTCAAAAGATATCGGAAACAGTATGGTATATTATTTTATGATCAGTATATTGTGAACCGATTTCGGTTCGAAAATATGTTGACAAAATCACTCTTTGAATTGTATACTATATAGAGAGGGCTGGGCGCGCAATGGCAGGCCCGGAAGGCTGCGCAACTCCAACGCCTGGGAGGTTAACCCAGCCCCTATCACTCCATATATTACGAGGTGCACAAATGGATTATGATGTTTTAATAAATGCTATTAGCACACTTGGCTTTCCTATTATTGTAGCGTGCGCGCTTTTCTGGTATATCAATAAACAGAACGAGAATCATAGAGAAGAGATCAACGCGCTGCGCGATACCATAGGAGAAAACACTAATATTTTACATGAATTGAAAGAACTTATTAAGGTAATAGCAAAATGAGAAGAATAATCTACACGGCTGACATGATCACAGAGCACTTCAGCGCTAAGGAATACGGCCAGAATTGTGAAGGTGATATATATTTTAGCTCGGAGGCGCGGCTGTTCTATCAGACACTGGAGCGCTTCCGCAGGTGGTTAAGGCGCAAGATGTTTATAACATCGGGCTATAGAACCAGCACATTAAATAAGAAGTATGGCGGTGTGCCATCTTCAAATCATCTGAGAGGCTGCGCAGCAGACTGGCATTGCAATATCAAAATAGATGAAAAGAAATTTATCAAATATGCTAAGATGTGGGCGCGCTATTGCTATGAGGTCGGTGAAGTAGGAGAAGCCGGACTCTATAATGGTTTTGTTCACTTGGGTTTCCAGTCGGAAAGCCAGAAGCAGATAAATAAAGGTAAGTTTATAGCCTGGGATGCAAGATCCGGAAAGACCGTGTTAAATGCTTTCCCGGAGCTTATTGGAATTTAAAGGAGGAGAGAAATGACAATCAATGATGTATTAAAACTGCTTGATGCCGGCTATACCCGCGATGAGATCTCTGCCATGAGTGAAGCGGATCCGGAACCTGAAGCAGATACGGAGCCGGAGAAACAGGAACCGGAGAAGAGTGAACCGGAAAAGAAAGAACCTGAAAAAGATCTTTTAAAAATGATTTCCGGCGAATTTGAGAAGATAAATAAAGCTAATCAGGAGGCGCTGCAGAAGATGTTTATCCTGGCAAGCGAACAGCCTGCCGAAAATAAGCCTGACGCCTCTGAAGTGCTTGCAAATGTATTAGATCCTAAAGAAAAATAAAATGGAGGTATTCAAATGAGTGTAAACACTATGAATTTCGAACAGGCGGCAACGGTGTTAAACGCTATACATTCCCAGGTTACAGGGTCAGCACAGATCGCGCCTGTTAATACCAAGGAATTTATAAGTGTTGCGCAGAAAACACTGGCCACCGGCTATGATCCTGTATTAAATGCGATTTCTCAGGTGATCGGCAAGACGATCTTTTCTATCAGGCCTTATGAATCTAAGTTTGGCGGACTTGAGATGGATTCCCTCATGTGGGGTGCTGTTACCAGAAAGCTGACAGCAGCCGACAAGCCTCTCAGTGATAATGATGCTTACAGCCTTACAGAAGGTCAGAGTGTTGATATGTATAAGGTCAATAAGCCTAATGTTCTCGAGACAAAGTACATGGGTTTTCTGACCTTTTCAAAAGATGTAACCATTTTTAAAAATCAGCTCAATAACGCTTTTCAGGGCCCAGCCCAGTTCGGATCTTTCATGACGATGGTCGGACAGAACGCGCTTGATATGATCGCGCAGACCAAAGAGAGCTGTGCTCGTATGTGCATGGCCAACTTCATTGCAGGAAAAGCTGACGCGCAGAACGGCGTAATACATCTGCTTACTGAATATAATACTGATATGGCATTTCAGACACCTCTCACAGCGCAGACTGTTAAAGAGCCTGCAAACTTCAAGCCTTTCATTGAGTGGGTTTACTCCAGAATCAGCACACTTACCAAGCTGATGACAGAACGCTCAGGCCTGTTCCAGATCCCTGTCGCAGGCTATGATATCAACAGACACACACCTTTAAGAGATCAGAAGGTATATCTGTTTACAGATCTGTTAAACGACATTGATGCGAGAGTTCTGGCAAACGCCTACAATTATGAGTTTCTTAAGTTTTCTGATGTTCAGAGCGTATCTTATTGGCAGAACATTAACACAAGAAATCAGGTGCAGGCTACGCCGTCATATATTGACAGTGCCACCGGCGCTATTAAGACGGCTGCAAACGCTGTGACAGTATCTCAGATCATGGGCGTCATTTTTGACCGTGATGCTATGGGCTACACTGTTGCAGATGAAGAAGTGGCTATGACTCCATACAATACTAAAGGTAAATATTGGAATCAGACATACTCCTATGTACTCAGATATTATAACGATTTCACCGAGAAGGGAATCATCCTGCTGCTTGACTAATCTACCCTCTCATCCTGACTCAGGCGGTCAAGGCTTAATGCCTGGCCGCCTCTTAATTAAGAAGGATTAAAATTATGAGCTTTACTGTTACTTTTTACCAATTCACAAAAAAATATAATTCAACGAAAAGGCCAACAGGAGGCACTTCTTTTAATTGCGTAGTAAAGAACGGCACCGGGATACTTTCGCCGAAAATTGAGCTTAATATCGGACTTGTATCGGATCCAAGCGCTTATAACTATGCTTACATTCCCGCGTTTGATAGATATTATACGATAAGGGAATGGCAGTTTGATCGCACACTGTGGACGGCTTTCCTCGAGGTGGATGTGCTGGCTACTTATAAAACGCAAATAGGTGATGCTTCTTTATATGTGCTGCGAGCTTCTAACGAGTATGACGGCAGTGTGGTTGATAATTACTATCCATGTAAAGTTGGCTGCTCGTTTGACAGCGATCTTTTAGCTTTTCCGTACACATCAGGCTGCTATGTATTAGGTGTAGTTTGCACCAGTGGCTTTGCCGGTTCTATAGCATACTATGTTGTTGATAATACCAACATGAGAACACTTGTATCTCATTTAATGGATGATGCTATCTACAATAATAATAATGGCTATTCTTTAAATGATGCAAGCGCAGCATTACAGAGGTCAATCGTTGATCCTATTCAATATATTAAATCTGCTATTTGGCTGCCTTTTGATGCTTCAGATCTGGGAACCCTGCCGGCTCTCGGTGGTATGGAATTTTATGCCTGGACGCTTTCAGATGTGACATGCTCGTATGTAGTTTATACGAGAGTTGAAAAAAGCTATAGTTTCACTGTTAAAAAACATCCGGACACCAACAGCCGCGGGAACTATGTCAACGCTGCGCCATATACCTTAGCAACATTGAATTTTGCGCCATTCGGTACAATTGAAATTGATACCAGTGTTTTATCAACAGCAACAACGCTGGACATCACTCTGGATGTCGATGCTTATACCGGTGAAGGCGTTCTCAGAGTGTCAGCAAATGGCATACTTTTAAACGAGATAAAAAGCCAGGTCGGCGTTCCGGTGCAGCTTGCGCAGGTTAAAAGAGACTATATCGGCGCCGTTACTTCGATCGCTAACGGCGTTGCGGGTGTGATCGGCGGAATAACTAAGGGAGGCCCTGCAGGCATCGCAGACGCTGTTGCCGGAGGCGTGGGCGCTGTTGGTAACGCCATAAATGCTCTGACTCCTCGATCACAGACTATCGGACAGGGCGGCAATTACTCAGCTATCAAATACAGGCCAAAACTGGATTATCAATTTTTCAGGCCCGTTGATGATGATATAGCGCAGAACGGCAGACCTTTATGTAAAATGAGACAGCCAAAGAACATACCTGGTTATATGCTCATACAGGATGGCGATGTACCAATCCCCGGCACCATCACAGAAGGCGAGGAAATAAGAGCTTTTCTGGAAGGCGGGTTCTACTATGAGTGATTATAATCCGCGTTTTACTGACGCAGGGCTCAGGACTAACCCGATGTATACAACTGATAACCCATTTTACCCAGAATTTGGCATGCCGAACTGTACATGTTATGCCTGGGGACGGTTCTGGGAGGTAGCCGGCCGGCAGAACTTACCTAACGGCCCTGCACTTTCAACAGGTAACGGGCAGGATTTCTGGGGCCATAATGACGGATACCCTCGAGGGCAGACACCTGCACTCGGTGCAATTGCCTGTTATGCGGGCGGTGATTTTTCGGGCCTGGGCCATGTATGTGTTGTTGAGGCTATAGATTTTGACAGGCAGATGTGCCAGGTATCAGAATCGGCATTTCATGGCTATTTCTTCAGATCTACCCATGAAATCTCTTATAATGGTAATTACGGTTATGGTGGTTATACATTTCAGGGATTTATCTATAACCCATATGCCGGAACAGAACCTGGCCCTCCTATACCGGGGCCCGGAGGCAGCGGCCGCAAATTATGGTTGTTTAAAAGAACCTTTTACAGAGGGAGGACACTAAACGATGCTATTAGATAAGTTAACACCATACGAATTTAAAAATATAGCAAATGCTGCATACCATCCAAGTGAACTGCATGTTGCGGAATCGGGGCTCTCATGGTATTTCAAGCGCTATCTTATTCAAAAGCTGATAAGCGTGTTTAAATTTGAGGGCCTACCCGAAAACTGGAGCAAAGACTATTTCTTTTATACGCTTTTTGTTTTCGGATATGCTATAATATTCAGGACAGATAAATTCGGAGTAATTCCCCAGCATGGCGGACTTGCGGGCTTTGATGTATTCTACAGGCCTAACCAGGCTATCGTGGCAAATCCGTTAATCATGACTAAACACTTGAAGATCGGTGTCAATTGTGAGCTGATCAGGATGCAGCCGGATTATGGCGGCGCCTGGGATATAGTCAGCTATTATGCTGACCTTATGGCTCTCACATCCGAAACCATTGCTGTTAACCTTATTAACAGCAAATTCAGCTATGTATTCGCTGCTGAAAATAAAACTGCGGCTGAATCTTTCAAGGTGCTCTATGATGATATTGCTTCAGGAAAGCCGGCAGTCTTTGCTGATAAAAAGCTCTTTGATAATGACGGTTCACCTTCATGGCTGCAGTTTACACAGAATTTAAAGCAGAATTATATTGCGGGAGATCTTCTGGAGGATCTTGCTAAAATTGACAGCAGATTTAATACTGAGGTGGGGATCCCGAATGTAAATATCGCAAAAAATTCAGGCGTCAGCGTGGCTGAGGTAATGAGCAATAATGTTGACACTAAATCAAAAGCAGAGATCTGGCTTGAGACACTCAGAGACACAACAGCGAAAGTGAATGACATGTTCGGGCTTGATATTAAAGTAAGCTTTAGATTTAACAGCGAGGAGGTGCTTGACGATGGCAATTCTGTCAATAATGGGGATGTATAAATACGACCCTACTATATTTGACCTGGCTGATTTCCCGCGAGGAATTAAAAAAGAAACTGTTATAAATGAGATCTGCTTGCAGTGCGCTGAGCTCGAGATCATTTATCCCGAGCCTAAAACCCAGCGTAATGCTATA